GGTAATTCGCACCGCGGTTTTTTCCTAGCGGATGATGCCGGCGCCTTGCAACGGCTGGCGCGCAAAGGATGCGGCGTCCCCCTCCCGGTGAGTTGTTGCATGATGCGTTGCAAGGAACCTAGCTTGCAACAAGCCATGCAACAAACGTGAGCAACGAACCAGCGCTCGCCGCGCCGGCTGAGTTTGCGCGGATCAAGGGCACCAACCGTTCGACGGTTTCGCGTGCGATGAAGGATCGCATCCGCCAAGCGGTTGTAACCCGCAACGGAAAGCAGCTCATCAATGTGGAGCTGGCCATGACGCTATGGGACAGGAACACCGCGCCAAACAACAACGCCAAGATCAGCAAGAAGAAGTCAGAGCCGGCAAGGGCTACGGTTGCTAGGCAGCCTGCGGACCCGGCTGCGGCCGCGCTGCTAGATGCCGTGATGACCACGCCTGACGATGAGATCCCCGATCGATATGACAGCGAATCCAGGAAGGTTCACTATCAGGCCGAGCTGGCGAAGCTGCAGACGTTGAAAGAGCGGGGCGAGCTGGTGCAGGTGACCGACGTGAAACAAGAAGCCTCCCGCCTAGCCCGACAGGTGCGTGATCTGCTGCTGATGATCCCGACCCGCAACGCGGCGAAGGTGGTGACGATGCAGGATCAGGAGGAAGTGCGGGCGTTACTGCAGGCTGAAATCGAGTCGGCACTACGGGGGTTGGCTGGTGCCTGACGCGGCGACGATCTACCGCGAAGCGTTCATCGCAGCGCTGCAGCCCCCGCTGGATCTGACGGTGAGCGAGTGGGCTGATCAGAACCGGATCCTCACCCGCCGCAGCAGCAGCGAGCCGGGGCAGTGGCGCACTGATCGGGTGCCGTATCTGCGCGAGCCGATGGACTGCCTGAGCCCTCGGGAGAGGCGCATCAAGCGGGTGGTGCTGCTGTACGCCAGCCAGACCGGCAAGACCGAGGTGGGACTGAACTGGCTGGGGCGCACGATCGCGCTGGACCCGGCGCCGTTCCTGACGATGTTCCCGACCGAGAGCTTCGCCAAGCGGCAGATTCGTCAGCGGTTGACGCCGTTGTTCAACGATTCGCCAGCGGTAGCGGCGAAGCAGATCAGCAGCAAGAGCAGGGACGCGGCCAACGCCATGTTCCTCAAGGAGTTTGATGGCGACATGCTGCTGTCGATCATTGGGGGCAATAGCGGCAGCGCGGCGCAGGGCATGCCGGCGCAGAACGTATGGGCGGATGAGGTGTCAAGCCTGCCGCTGGAGATGGATGACAAGGGCGACCCGCTGGAGAATGCCGAGGCCCGGCAAACCAACTTCCCGGATCGAAAGGCGCTCATCACCAGCACGCCAGGCACCCGCGGTGCGTGCCGGATCACGTGGGAGTTTGAGGCGCGCAGCGACCGGCGGCTTTATCACGCGCTGATGCCGTGCTGCGGATCACTGGAGATTCTCCGCTGGCGCGAGCACATGGTCTGGGAGCAGCCTGACGGTGAGGTGTGGTGCCAGTGCCCGGCGTGTGGTGAGCGGGTGGCGCAGCACCATAAGGGCAGCATGCTGGACGGTGGCGTGTGGCGCGCCACGGCGAAGGGCGATGGGGAGACCGCTGGCTTCCACCTGCCGGGTTGGTATGCGCCTTATGGCTGGCTGAGCTGGGAGAAAATCCGCGATGAATTCTTGCGCGCCAAGGGCGACCCGCTGCTGTTGAAAGGCTGGGTCAACAAGCGCGCGGCAGAGGCCTGGGAAGACGAAACCCTGGCCAAGGTCAACGGGGATGAACTGATGGAACGCATCGCCGACAACCCCTACAAGAGCGGGTGGTGCCCGGCTGGCGTGCTGGTGCTGCTGATGGCGGTGGACGTTCAGGACACCTGGCTAGAGGTGAGCGTGTGGGGCGTAGGCCGCGGCGATCAGCTCTGGCTGATCTGGCACGAAAAGATCAGCGGCGACCCGGCGCAGAGCGATCCATGGGACCAGGTGGATGTGATCCGCAAAACGGAATGGCCGCACGAGTCAGGAGGAACCATGATCGTGAGGCACTGCGGGGTCGACACCGGCGGCCATTACACCAGCGAGGCTTACGAGTATTCCCGCCGGCGGACCAAGGAAGGCGTGGTGGCCCTGAAGGGCAGCAGCACCCGCAATGCTCCGCCGCTGGGCAAAGGGGCAGAAGTGGACGTGAACTACAGAGGCAAGATCATCAAGAGCGGCGTGACCCTGTACATGGTCGGCACCGATTCAATCAAGCGGACCATCTACGGCAGGCTGAAGAACAACACTCCAGGCCCCGGCTTTGTGAATTTCGGCCAGAACGGCAATGCGGAGTACCTGCAGGGGCTCACCTGCGAGCGGCTCACGCCTCGATATGTCAAGGGCTTCCAGGTGCTGGAGTGGACCAAGCCCAGCGGCGCGCGCAATGAACCGCTGGACCTGTTGGTGTACTGCCTGGCGGTGTGGGAGCTGGTGAAGCGCAAATACAACCGCGCCACGATGTGGGATCAACTGGAGGCGCAGATAACAAAAGGCAAGCCCCCGCCAGCCCGGAATAAGGCCCCCGCAGCGCCGCGTAGCAACTTCGTAAGCGCTTGGTAGCGACTGCATAGTCTGAGGGCAGAGGTGCAGCGCTATGGCCCTACCAGCGACAATCAGGGCAGGCGATAGCTACGGCTGGATTGAATTGCCCGGCTGCGACAGCCTGGGCAATCCGATCACGGCAGCCACCTGGACTGCAACGCTTTACCTGCGGTTTAACAAGGCCGCCGAGGCCGCCACGATCGAAGGCGCCGCGCGCGTTGATGGCGGCTGGGATTTTGCAATCACTGCCGCAACATCCACCGGCTTTGATGCGGGCCAGTGGTTTTACCAGTTGGTGGCCACCTCAGGCATGCAGGCGGTGACGCTACGCACCGGCGGCCTGGAGGTGTTGCCCGCCCTTGGCTACACCGGCACTGCTACAGCGTTTGATGGGCGGAGTCAGGCTCAGATTGACCTGGAGGCGGTGCAAGCTGCGATCCGGGCGATCATCAGTAAGGGCGCCAAGCAATACACGATCGGTTCGCGCGCCTTCACGGCTGCCGATCTGGGCCAGTTGATGCAGCGTGAATCGCAGCTTAAGGCGATCGTCGCCAGGGAGCAGGCAGCTGATTCCATCGCCAAGGGGCTGGGCGATCCGCGCTCCCTGTTTGTGAGGTTCACCTGATGGCAAAGCGACGCAAGGGCAAGGCTGTAGCCGCGACGCAACCACGGCGCCGGATGTACGAGGGCGCCACGATCAGCAGACTCACCAGCGACTGGGTGACCAGCTCCACCAGCGCTGATGCCGAGATTGACGGCAGCTTGGTTCGGCTGCGCAACCGGGCCCGGCAGTTGTGCCGTGATAACCCCTACGCCCGCCAGGCATTGCGCGCGATCGCTGCCAACGTGATCGGCTCCGGCGTGCGCATGCAGGCGCAGGTCATGAGGCAGCGCGGCGGGCGGCAGGATCAGAACGTTAACGACGCGATCGAGGCGGGCTGGCTTGAGTGGTGCCGCCCCGGCACCTGCCACGTTGCGGGCCAACTGGCGTTCAATGAAATCGAACGGCTGGCCGTGACCGCCATGGCTGAATCGGGCGAGGTGTTCATCCGCCTGGTGCCCGAAGCGTTCGGTGGCGGCCTGACACCGCTGGCCCTGGAGGTGATCGAAGCCGACCTGCTGGATGAGGGCAAGACCAGTGGCCCTGATGCCGACGGCAATGAGTGGCGCATGGGCGTGCGCGTGAACAAGTGGGGCAGGCCGACCAGCTACGCCTTCCGCTCCCGGCATCCTGGCGACCTGACCAACGGGGTCGGCTGGAAAATCATTGAGATACCAGCCGATGAGATCATCCACCTGAAGATCACGGAGCGCCCCGGCCAGACCCGTGGCGTCACTTGGTTCGCCGCGACCGTAAAGGCACTGCACCACCTGGGCGGCTACCAGGATGCTGAGGTGATCAGGGCCAGGGCGACCGCCAGCCTGATGGGCTTCATCACCAACACCGAGGGTGAGGTGACGGGTGATGACGTGGTGGAGGGCGAGCGCGTCAGCAACTTTGAGCCGGGGGTCTTCAAATACCTAAACCCCGGTGAAACGGTTGAGGTGCCGCAACTGGGCAGCCCCAATACGAATTTCGAAACCTTCATGCGTGCCGTGTTGCGCAGCGTGGCCGCATCGATCGGCGTCAGCTACGAAACCGTCAGCCGGGACTTCAGCCAGTCCAACTACAGCAGCTCGCGCCTGAGCCTGCTGGAGGATCGCGAAAACTGGCGGCTGATCCAGAACTACATGATCACCCACCTGCACTGGGTGGTGTTCGAGCGCTGGCTGGATGCCGCCGCTGCAGTAGGCGCCGTGGCGCTGCCGAACTACGACCAGCTGCGCAGCCGCTACCAGGCGGTGCGGTGGTTCCCGCGCGGGTGGGGCTGGGTGGATCCCGAAAAGGAGGTGGCCAGCTACAAGGATGCAGTGCGCTGCGGCTTTATGACGCAGGCGCAGGTTGTGGCTGAGCTGGGCAGCGACCTGCACGAGCTGACGCGCGCAAGGGCCGAAGAGGTCAAGGCCAACAGCCAGCTGGATCTGGTGTTTGACACCGACCCGGCACAGGTGCGCCGCGACGGGATGAAGCAGGCCGACCAAATCGCAGTCGATAGTCTGCCAACAGAGGCAGAAGCTCCGGCCGATGGCAGTCCAGCTACGTGAAATTCAATCAGCGGAGCTGAGGCGATCCGCCACCTTTGACTATGCGGATTCCGTCCGCGCAGGCGAAGGGGAGGATGACCGCGCGCTGGAGTTCTCATTCTCATCCGAGGCGCCGGTCGCTCGGTTCTTCGGTGATGAGGTGCTCAGCCACGCCGACAGCGCGGTTGATCTCGGGCGCATGAATGACGGTGCTCCGTTGCTCTGGAATCACGATCCCGATCGACAGATCGGCGTGGTGGAGCGCGCCTGGGTGGACGGGAAGAAGAAGCGCGGCATGGTCCGCGTGCGCTTCTCCCGCTCTGCCTTTGCCGAAGAGAAGCTGCAGGACGTCCGCGATGGCATCCTGCGCAACGTCTCTGTCGGTTACCGCATCAATGATGCGGCGCCGATTCGCGACGGTGAAGGAATCGTCGCCACCTCCTGGACCCCCTTTGAGGTGACCATGACACCCGTACCGGCCGATGCCTCAGTAGGCGTGGGCCGCAGTCTCCAGCCGGAGGCCGCGGCGCAGGCCGCAACCCCCCCTACCCCCAAACCCCCAGTGGACGACACCAACATCGACATCGAGGCGGTGCGGGCTCAGGCTGCGGCCGATGAGCGCGCACGAGTTGCCTCCATCACCAGCCTGTGCCGTGAGCACAAGGCCGACGATCTGGCGCAAGGCTTGATTGAACGCGGCGCCAGCGAAGGCGACGCGATGAAGGAGGTATTGGCGGCGATCGCCAAGCGCGCCAAGCAACCCGCTACCCCGGCAGCCCCTGCCGCCCAGCCTGTGGCCGGCGGTTCGGCTGACATTGGCCTGAGTGACAAGGAGGCCCAGAGCTACAGCTTCCTGCGTGCCATCCGCGCCCAGGCCTTCCCGAACGATCGCGCCGCCTACGAGGCCGCCGGTTTTGAGCGTGAGGTGTCGCGTGCGGTGGAGAAGAGGCTGGGCGTAAGCGCCCGCGGCTATCTGGTCTCCAATGAGGTGCTCCAGCGTGATCTGACCGTGGGCACTGCCGCCAGTGCCGGCGATCTGGTGTTCACCGACGCCCGGCCCGGCAGCTTCATCGAGCTGCTGCGCAATCGCTTGGCGCTCAACACCCTGGGCGTCACGATGCTCACCGGCCTCAATGGCCCGGTAGCGATCCCTAGGCAGACCGCCGGAGCTACCGCGTACTGGGTGGCAGAAAAGGGCACGCCGTCCGAGAGCAACCCGCAGGTTGACCAGGTGAACATGACGCCGAAGACCCTCGGCGCCTACACCGAATTTAGCCGCCGGCTGCTGCTCCAGTCGAGCATCGACGTAGAAACGATGGTGCGCAACGAGCTCGCCACCGTGATTGCTCTTGAGATCGACCGCGCCGCCCTCTACGGCACCGGCACCAGTTCGCAGCCTCAGGGCCTGAAGTTCGTCACCGGCATCAACACCGAGAACTTCGGCGCAGCCTCTCCCACCTATGCGGAGCTGGTGGCGATGGAAACCTCGATCAATGCCGACAACGCCGACATCGGC